GTTAGGTGAAATACTTGCGTAAGTACCTGCTGTCCTTGATGCATCAGCAGCACCAATACTATTGACTGTCAATGCTTTACCAGTCCTGACAGTGGTTAAGGTACGAGTACCATTATTAAGTGTAGGGGTATCATAGAATGCGTCATTAGCAGCAAATGCCTCTGATCCTTCTCCTATAGTAACCTTCAAATGACATGATGCTGGATAAAAATCTTGGACATATCCATATGGACCAGCAGTAACACCATTTGCTTGAATAGTCTGTGTGTTGCTGGCAACAATGAATGTATCAGCAGCAGCTAATGGTTCTCCTCCAACGTCATAGACATAAACCTCAGTGTATGATGGGTCATCGTTAACACTAACTGAGAGACCAACACCAGTTGTAGATCCAGCAGGTGATCCATCTGCATAGATGAATATGTTTGTCTGAGTAGCTGACGTAATATCAATAGAACTATATGCTCCAGAAGTACCAGCAGTACCTACCTTACTGACTCCAGCAGTATATTCAGTACCTGATCCATTAGTACCTTCTTGATCATCAACCGAGAATTTCAATGGATAGTTAGTACAAGTAGCATCTTCTAAGTTATACTTGTATGTCCTATTAAGGTCATACTGTGGTATAGCAAGAATGGCATGATCCGTAGCAGCAACACCAGTAGTTGAGAAGAGATACCTGATAACAAGTGTTTGAGCAGCAGATGTGTTGAAGTTTAGAGGGACAGTAGCATTAGATGAAGATCCAGTTACAGTCTCACCCTCACTCCAGAAGTTTAGAAGATAAACTCCATTGTCTGTTAATAGAGTTACGTTAACACCATCGTTGTGGTCAACGTCAGTTGTACCATAACGTCCTCTTACAAGACTAAGGTCATTACCGTTAACTTCAGTAATCTGACATAACTCGTTGTCAATTATGATAATAGCACCAGAAGTAAATCCAGTAGAGTTAGCAACCGTTAGAACTGTATCACCTGCAACATAAGTTGCACCTTCAGCGATAGTTGAAACAGTAGCAGAAGCAGACCAGGCATTAACTTGACTACCAGCAGGAATGGCAAGTGCAGTTGAACCTAGTTGTCCTCTTGTTATCTGTATAACATTAGTAGTGGTGTTAATACCAGAGGCATTAATAGTTACAACCTCACCACCTGTTAATGTAGCAGCATCTGTACTATGAGTAATATACATTCCATCTGCAAGACCAGTTGTCCTTGAGATGTTTACGCTAGTACCGTTAGTAGCAATATCTGTATACTGGTTCCAAGCACCAATAGTAGAATCCATTCCTCGGAATATAGAAGTGAAACCTGAAGTTGATCCAGTTAATGTTTCACCAGCAGCAAATATACCTGCCTGATTATCTCCATCAATCGCTGTGGATCCGATGGTTAAAACTTTTGTAAAGTAATCTACGTCATCAGTAGGTTTGAATACATCTAATATGGTAGCAGTAGCACCATTAGTAGTAGTAAAGGTCGTACCTGGGATAGCATTAGAATCCGTGAAACCTGGATCCAACTTCAGTTTATATGCTGATATCGGATTACCTTTAGTAAACTTATATGCAGAAGTATTCAACCCATCTAGGTGAAGTACTTGCTCATAATCTCTTACTGCAGCCCTATAAGATACACCACTACCAGATTGATTACAAACATTTAAAACTGTGCTTGCACTCTTGGTAATTGGTGTCCTATACAGAACCGTATTTGTTGTTGCGCCTGGTTTAGTGGCGGCTAATCTTCCTGCTGTCATTTTACCATCCAGACATAAAGTGTTGTTGTATTCTTAGTTGTCCTCCAAGGACAGGTGCTGCGAGTGCTCCACCGAATGTAATAGCAACTTCACTAATGTTATTAGTAGAAAGTAGTGTTGCATCGGCATTTGGGAATTGAATAGTAACAGCGGTGTCGATGTTACTAGTGTCAATCGAGACTATTCCGTTAAGATCGTCTGGATTATTTATCTTCATCAATTCCAACGTTTTATTGGTCAGAGTCTGAGTTTTCTTCTCTGAAACAAGTATGTTGGGATCTGTCCCATTATTTAATGGAGCTGTTACCTCATTATCTGGAAAACTAAACGTATAAGTCTGGTTATCCTCTATGTTAGATAGATCGAATTGAATCTTTCTACCTTCTCCATCTGCGACATCAGTATCACAGAATACTGCGCCTTTATAGACCTTATTAGATACGGTCTGAGCTGATGCTTCACCAACCACCTTAATGTTAAGGTCTGGCCATATTACAGTACGATCCTGCGTTAATTGTGAAGAATCAAATATTACATACCTGGTAGGGTTGTTCTCATCACCTGAAGGAGTGTTTGAGAATGTAGGGTTAACCAAGTTCTTGTTGAAGACATTCTGCTCAGTAATGTCATCAAGTAGTGTAGATTGTGTATTAGCGGCACCAAAGTCAGGTAGTTTGTATGTGTGAGAACCTGGTGACTCCCAAGTATCAGTTTCAAACTTAGCAATCTTTGATGTATCAGTAGATCCAGTAATCTGTAACTCACTGTCCTTAATAAGGATAGTCTTGTTAGTTAAAGTCTGGAAAGTATCATTAGCAACTATAGTTGTGCTTGTTGAAGTACCAATGTTAGGTAAATCAAAACGACGTGTACCTGACTGTGTAGATATAGTATCTACGTTGAAGTGTGCTCTCTTAGCAGGGTTTTGGTCACCTGCAAGATAAAACTGTGCGTCAGTCTGGATTAAATCACCATTAACTGTTAGATAACCACTACCTTGTGGTGTAAACTCTATACTAGAAATTGCCGATGCAGTATCAATTGCTCTAATTACTAGAGTGCTTGATCCATCGGTGTTTGCTCTTCTACTATTATAGAGGGCTGCAGTACCAAAACTGATACCTATTTCATCTACCGCTGATTGGTAAATTCCAGTATCTCTGTCAAGGTCAAAAGCCAATCCTGGTTCCGTCGCTGTTCCTGCACTAAGTCCTCTAAACAGTTGGTTAATCTTGGCCTTTCTGTTTGGTATTAGTGGATCAGAAATAACGATGGGAAGGATAGCTTCACCAGTTACTAGTCCATCTGCAATAGTTTCTAACTGGGATATCCGTTTAGTTGCCACGAAATTTCAACACAATTTGCTACAGTTTTATTTATACTACTTACGACCTAAGTTTTTCATTAGGTAAAAACTCGTAGGCAATAATTTTTGTATCTTTCGTCCTGGTTCTAGGACCAAATCTTATAAATAGTGGTAGAATTAGGAATATACAAGATGAAGTGAAACTTTCAACTTTGTTATATTATCCCCTAATACGAGAGACAATGCACAATCTAATGTCAAAGAATCAATTAGCTGAGTGGAAACACTCCCACGATGACAACCGTTGCTTAAACACACCACAGGATGAATTAATAGATGATTATTTCTCCTGTCTTATTGAGAGCGAGGGCTATGAGCAAGAAAGACTCTGTAGACAACTGCTCTGTTGACATCCTGGATGTTTCATACTCAATTCGATCTCCAAAATGACATCTGATTGTGTATCTCTTACCCCCGCAAGGGGGTATTTTAATGTTCAATAAAATCTTGGTTGGTTTACTTCTACTTCAATAGTATCAAATAACCTGTTAAGTGATCTAGCATAGTCTCTGTATCCAGATCCAACGTAGAGTTGACCTGCAACTACAGAGAATGTAGCAATACCCCAGAAGATGTAATAGAATCTACTCTTCACTTGGTTTCTCTGCTTCTGTCTCCTTGTCGGACCCCATTCTGGGAGTGGTGGTGCTGTCATTTGTTCCATATTTATTTTCTTTCACTATCCTATCATACTCTTCAGCATTGTCAAGAATAGATTTCTTTAAGTCTTCTAGTGACCATTCTGTCATTGAAGTGCGTCTAAATCCCCACCATGTCTGGTGCTATTTTGTGGACTGTATACTGTATTCTTTTTGACTGATTCCCAGTCTTTATCAAATATTTCTAATCCTTTATCTGTAAGGACATGGTTATACATTCCGTTAAAGATCTTAGGTGGCATGGTAACAACATGTGCTCCATTCCAGAATGCTCTTGATACCTTATATACATCACGGATAGATGCAGCAAGTATCTGTGTCTTTACTTGATGTACTCTGTAGACTTCACTTATAGATCTGACAATCTCCAGCCCAGCAACGCTATTATCGTCCAACCTCCCAATAAAAGGACTGACGTACGTAGCACCTGCCTTTGCAGATAAGATAGCCTGAGCAGCATTGAATATAAGCGTAACATTTACTTTAATTCCCTCATCAGATAATTGTTTACAAGTCTGTAGACCCTCTACAGTGCAAGGTACCTTAATGGTACACTGGTCTTTAAATATATCATGAAGTCGTTTACCTTCTTCATACATATTCTCCACGACTTCCATGCTGATATCTGGTATACCAGACCTAGCTAACTCATGATAAACATCCTCTGGATCTCTACCACTCTTCATAATAAGAGATGGATTAGTCGTCACTCCATCTATCAAACCTGTGTTATGACAGTTAAGGATCTCAGCAGTATCGGCACTATCAATAAAAATTTTCACTCAGGAACCTCCTCATAGTTTTCAACGAATTCATCAATTGGAAATAGCAAAGGATGACATGCTTCAGCAATTAGATACTGAGAGTATCTATACATGTCATCCATAGTATAACTCTGATTACTAGCAGCTTCCTGCTGTATCTCTTCTATTGCCATTGGATCTGGCAACTCATCAAAGGTAAAGGGTATGCCCTGTATGTACCACATGTCTACTACCTTCTCGTTTAGGTAACAGTAGTTTCGTGTGATACGACCTTTCATTACAACCCTTGTGTCATCTCCCGTAGAGCAGCGTCCACATATGTTCGTGTTCCCACTGGATCTGGGACGAACTCATCGGGGTTTGGAATATTTATATCTGGTGCTTCAGGGTCTTGAGCAACAGATGCTACTGGTGAGATTATACAGACAATGCCCTTGTTAGTAGTAACTCTCAAGGTATTCCCCTTCTCCACCAGAGTAAGAGAAAAGGGGACATTCTCCTCGAATTCCCCCTGTGTTAGATTTATGATATTCATATGTATGTTATCATATCGTCTGGGACTAGTCTTTTAAAATGCTGTAAAGTTTCAGTGAACCCATCCACTCCATCTTCACTGAACTCCCACGTCACTATCTCATCATATCCTTCATTGTCCATGATCTTGACTTCTCTCTTGGATACATCAACCCAGATATGCTCTAGGTATGTCTCCGTGTCTCCTGTTATCTTTGCCATGTGGATGGGTATACACTGAATCTACTGTAGCACGGTTCCTAGATTTTGGCAAGGAACCTGTTGTACACTCCTCTTTTCTTAAGAGAGGTGTGGTTTAGGTGAGCAGTGCTCACACTCAATTGGACTTGACCGTCTTCCTTATCTAAGAGTCGGTCAGTAGTCACACAAAGTAACTGATACATCATCGTTAGACGACCTTCATTACTCATGTATGCTGCTTTACCTTCACCTTCCCAGAATTCTACAAGATCTTGTAGAAGTGGGACACTACCGTTCTTTAGTACTGTATCCTCAAAGTATTCCATGAGGACTTCTGCAACATCACGTAAACCATTGTTAACACATAGGGTTGCCCATGCTCCAATAGTCTTTCTGCTGCCAGACCAGTCAGTACATGAATCGAAGAAACTCGATACAATCTTATCTGACTCGATAATGTAGCTTTTCCAATATTCCCATTGCTGTATCGCATTGTTAATGGTGAGTTCTTCACCTCTGCGACGCTTTAACAGGTCTTTCATCACTGCTACATTTTCAGGTGTAGCAGACTCATCTACCCTATGGATCTCATCAATTGGTTTACGAGGTTTGGCTAGTGCACACTTGGAGAAGCAATTTGCTTCTACCCCAGTGACAACTATAACTGTAAACCATTTGTCTGGATCTTGCTTTGAAATAGCATTCAACCTATGCTGTGCCTCAGTGAGGTTACCTTCTTTGTTGAAGGTTACAGGTTGACCATCCAAGAGCCACCCTTGCTGATTAATATTATTACTAATCTTTTTAGCATGGGTCTTTGACATCTTTCTGTTGTCAAAGTTGTGATACTTTAGCAGGTAATCTGCTATCACACTGTTGATCTTACAAGTCAGGGCTTCATATACCTCTGACTTAGGGTTAAACGGAAGAGCGATTTGGTCTTCCAATATACTTAAGGTCATATCTGACACCTTTTGTATAGGACAAATTTATTCTACACTAGTTCAGCAAAACTGGCAACCCGAAGACCTGACAAGGACCAGCAGCACAACCCACTGCCATGTAACCGTTGTTGACCACATATGCTCCTAAACCATTGTTACATTGGTTAATAATAGCACCCTGTGGCACGAACTCAGCAATAACACCAGTAGGTGCTGAAATAAAGGTAGCATGGAATGCATTGGTAGACCCTGCAAGGATATCTGCCATGCTACTAGGCATTTGCTGACCTACTGATATTCTAACCTGTGTAGGTGGTGCAACTCCTGGGAATGGTAGGTCTGTAGTTATATCAACAATACATCCCTTAACCATAGCAAACTGTCCAGTCAAGGACGTTGCTGTCATATTGAATAGTGCAATAAACTCAAATCTACCTGAGTTTAAGAATGATGATATCCAGTTGGCCTGGTTGATTATCTCACCATCAGCAACATTTTCAATGGTATTACCTTCTATCTTGACGTTTTGAGAGTTGATCATCAACGACTCAATAGCAGCATAACTTGTCTTCGCTGCTTGTACCTTTAACTCACCACTGACTGCGATGTCTCTATCACCTTCAAATCTTTCAGAAGATTTCTGCTCTGAAGAATCCTTAAGACCACCTGATAACTGAGGTCCAGTCGGAGTACGTCCCATATAATCAGCAGAAGGATCGAATGGAATATCTTTTACTGGATAGAAACCACCTAAATTATGTTTCTTAAGTACCTTATCCCTTCCTGAAGGACCATACATTGCTATGTCTTGTGACTGTGATATCACATCATCTGATACTGTACCCTGAGTAACATTAGTATCTACCTGTGACATAGCACCACCAGTACCAGTAACATCAGGTTGAGAAGAAGATCCTTCTGACTCTGACTGTGGACCTTGAGAGTAGTGACCATTCCATGATCCTGCTACCTCTTGATGCATGTTACCCATGACCTTAACATAGAAGTCACCCTCTACTGTTAAGCAGTAATTACCTTTAATATTCTCACACTTATCCTTAGCAATGATCTTAGTCTCATTGTTAGGTACATTGGTATGTCTGTTACCCCATTTATCTTCAAAACTACTGACACCACCAGGTCCACTAACTACTCTCTTAATTTTACCATCAGTAGCATCATCTATAATTCTTGTACCACTGAGATGACTGGTTACCTGCATTAAATATGGATTGGTATCCTTAAACATCTGATCGATGTAAGAACCAGTAACTGATGGTCCACCAGTCCCTGTTGCCATATTCAGAGACGTTAAGTCTTCTCCTGAGACACCTGCTCCTTGATAATCTACATTGATTAAAGCATTAACATTCTCATAGGGAGTACCTTTAATAGCATCTTCTATGTTGTCGCATTCCGTGGATCCTATCAGTGGGAACCACCCCTTAGACTTCGGCCTCTTTATCTTCCTGTTACAACTCTTTTTAAATAGTGCTCCTAGTATTGCCATAAGGATTTGAAGGAGACTACCCCAGTCTAATGAGGTGAAATCAAATTCAAATATACTCTGCACTGTCTCACCCAGTGCCATTGCTTTACCTAGCATACCTTTGGCAGTGCTGATAGCAGAGATAACATCACCAGCAACATCCTTAACACGATTCATTGCAGATGTGATACCACTTAGGACACGGTTGCTTACTCCTTTAACAGCAGAGTCAATGGTCTTACCTAATTTAGACGTAGCTATCTTATCTACAGCAAGGCTCGCCATTTGGTTAGCAAAGTTTGCCGTATCACTCAGTGCTCCCTTCACCAGTCCTAACCACATTGGTGTCTTAGCACAGAATAGTGCGAAGATCTGATCCAAGAATGACATCAATAGGTTAACAACTATCAGTGGTACGAATGAAGATATAATCTTCACCAACATTCCTACAACCTCAGCAATTAACTTTGCCATTACCTCTTTCAAGGGTGCAAGAATACCTGCTATACCACCAGAGAGGAAGTTCATTGTCTTCCCTAGGTGCTCTCTAACTTTATCTCCTGCTATAGTCTTACCAGTGATCAGGGATATCAATCCATTCTCAGCTCTACCGAGTGCTGCTGACATATTACCTAACTCAGTCAGCATCCTCTTTAAATCTTTCTCAAATCCACCACCAGCAGGACCAGCGACACCATCTCCAACTGATTGCATATCAACAGGTGGTTTAATGGGGTGAGTTACTGCATTACCAGGCGTTGTTGCCTCTGCCATGTTAATACCACCACCTCTTGCCTCCTCCTGTTTTCCTGTTGGAGATGCAGGTGTGTTTTCATTCTTAGGGAATGGGTTTCCACTCCTTGCATTATTATTAACAAGGTCAGTCTGTTGTGGAGTGCTGGTCTTTAATTCATTTGCAGGTCCAGCATCTGCAATAGTCGTGGCACCGTCTGACTGTTCCTGTGAAAATCCTCTGAATGCTCCTAGTACACAAGGTAACTGTGCTTCTTCACCATCAAGGAAGAAACCTAATACCCATGCGCCTGGTTGTAATTCTGTTGTAGTACCTGCTGACTTAGTTTGTGGTTGGTCAGTTGGTAGTAATACTGTTGCCCAAGGGAGTACCTCTTTAGGTACCTCTTCTAAATATGCCTTTCCTTCTGAGTTACCTGTATACCAACCAAGGATACGCACCTTGATACGACCTAGCTCGGAAGGATCTCGAATCTCTTCGACTTCTCCTACCCACCAAGTAAATGTATCTCTTCCAAGATAGTCGGTACGTACGCCCATAGTATATTAGTTGTTTCTTTTATTTATCAAGTCTCTCGAAGCAGAATTCACCTTCAGACTCTTCCTTACCCCATCGAAACTTACCAGTCTCTAGATCATACCCAGTATCTATAGCACGATACTGTTTACCATTGAATCTTATTTTGGAGACCATCCTCGTATTACCTTGGATGCATTCTCCATCAGTATTGCCATTCCACCAAACTCCATCCCAGTTCCAAATGAAAGGACAGGACTCAACACCAGTAGTAATATTAGTAGTTTTAGTATAGACGATGTTTTCATCCATCTTCTGCCAATCGTATTGAATGTAATTATATGGATCGTCTTCTCCCTTATACTTATACCAAGACTTAGCTATGAGTATACCATAACTAGGTTCTACTATTCGTATATCAATCTGAGGCCATTGTGAAGGATTAGAGAATGCTTGATTTCTATTCCTATAGTGACCTACTACTGCATTAAACAACATCAATATCTTTCCAACTATGGGGATCTATAATAGCAAACTCATTGTCACTCTTAGCATCAGATGCTGTTACTATTATATCATATGATATAGAATATCTTGGAGTGTTACCATGATACTCTTCTACCTCATGCTCTATGTTAGATGGGAATATGAATAGTCTACCCTCTTCAGGTACATACTGAGTATCACCATAACTGAGGTCATTCAATTCTTCTACATGTATAGGTAGTCTATGTATATTAGGTGAATAGAATTTAAGTTTACCACCAGTCAATGCACTACCTGTCTTAGGATAATATACTACAGATAATACTGAGTTTGGGTGAGTATGTCTATTGATCTTACCACCCCTCTCTACTACCACAGGCCATGCCTTTGACGCATATATTTTAATCTTATTTACATCAACATTAAAAGCACTGAGGTATTGTCTACAATGAAATGCCACCTGACTGTTTAACCAGGTGAATCTATCATCATCGAATAACAAATAGTCACCATAGTTATCCCCAGAATAACTGTTGGTTGACGCAGAAATCCCTCCCATATACTCAAGCATTTGCTGCTTGGTATCCTGAGAGGGGTTTAGATCTTCATGATATATTGCGGTTGGAAACCATAAATCAATCGTCATATACTAGACACTCTGGCTCATCTGGATGTTGATCGCAGAATAATTCTAAAGCATTTGGATCATGATGATCACCTGCTACAATCTCATCGTGGTGATGCTCTTCATATTCTATTAAGTCATGTAACTCTTCTTTATAGTGCCTTCTAGCAGCAGGGTTGAGTTGAGGATCATCTAGTAATTCCTTATCATGCTCAATGTGTTGCTCTATAGTTGTCATGGTTGTCTCTGTAGAGTGTATAGTTATTTATGCTTCTTGCTTAGGAACTGAGTCTCTAACTAGGTATAACTTGGTCGTTAACCCAGTTTTTTGGTAGATATGTGTGAGTCCCGCAATAATATACTTACCACTGAACCTATAATCTAACAAAACCTCTTCATCTTCCTCTGTTGAAGAAGGTATCTTTACATCAATGACATTCCCTGCTGTTAATGCAGTATTGCCAGCAACGGTGAGGTTTAACTTAATTGCCTTGAATAAATTATACCTTGCTGCGGCATATTGTGCAACTGCAATGTTATCAATATTAGAGTTTGTTCCATTCTCAACATTTTGATTACTACTCTGATTCTTCATACCAGGTAATGCCCTGATCTTCATCCTAGTAGGTTGTGACTTCTCTATGTCAAAGAATTCAGGTATCAAGAATGGTGGTTGTGCTTGGTTACCCCTTGTAGCATCATTACCGTCTACTACTTTATTTGCCTTTGCAAATACCTGTTGGAAATTAAGTACCTTAAGAGCACTGATTGTACCACTAGGTGCTGATGATAACCCAGTACCAGAGAATTGTCCAGTCTCCTGGTCAAAAGCAACAGCATCTACAGACTCATTTGCTGCTGCCTCTTTCTTCTTACCAGATGTAGGAGTATAACTATCCTTCTGTGATGCTAATGATATACCAATAGCAGCAGTCTTATAGGTACCCATCCTCATATTAGCAAGATGATTTGCCTTATCAGGATAGGTTAATGTCTCAATAGCATACCTTGGATCTGCTCCCTCTTGAGCACCTTGCACATAGGTGTATGTGTAGACACCATTCCTAGTTGCTTCACCTTTAGCAATACTATCAATAGATCTAAAGTTAAATCCATTCCTATTAGACCAGAATAAGAATCCAGACTGTTTATTACCACCTTTACTAGAAGCTAATCTAGTTACCTTATCTGATAGGTAATGAATAACATCACTAGGTTTCCAACTACATGCTATGAAAGTAACTTTGGAATGATTCTCAAAATTATATTTGTTTGCCTTCCTACTACCCTTAGTCTTAAGATAAGTGTCACAGATGTGCTTTGGTATATTCTCTACATCCTTTGACTTCTCTCCTGGACCAAAGGACTTGAATACTTTATTACTCTCGTCATGATACATCTCTGGAGATACACAGTGTAAGATATACAACTGTCCTCTCTCAGTCTTAGATATACTACCAATCTTATAGACAGTTAACTCAACATCTAAGTGATCATTCCTGATAGCAGTACCAGTTACCATCTTAATGATAACCTTCTCACCACCCTGTAGATTCTTATTCCAATCAATAGCATCTAAAATACTGATGTCACACCTTAAGAAAGAAGACTCAATAGATTCATGGTACTGAAATTCCAATACCATCTCAGTCATATCATATAGTTTCTTACCGTTTGCTGTTTCTAACTGTAACTTCTGGATCTCAAAATCCCTAGCATTGTCAGCATTAAACGCACCCCCACTTGGACTAGCACCATAACTAATCCTCTGCCAGGCAGTCTTTACACCATTAATGTATTCTACTACTTGTGACATTTACATAAACTCCACAGGGTCAGTCATAAACTCAGCAATGATGCCATACTTAGGTTGTATATACTTATCAGCATCATGATGATCCTCACCAGGAACAATGATAGGGTTATCTGTGCTCATATCAGCTCCAGTCATCTGTCCAGGTGCTGCATCATCTACAACTACAGTAGAGGCACTATCTTGAAGAGCATTCTGTAACTTCTCAAATTTCTGTTGTTGGAATCTCTGTTTTGCATCATCGATTACCTGACCTGCCTTCTGTAACATACCAGATGCTTGATATATCGAATGACCTTGCTTATCAAAGTCAAAGAATCCTCCTGTTGCCTGATCAGCAGCACCTGCCAACCATCTCATTATACCTCTAGGTTTATCATCCTTAGGCTTCTCTGGTTTTATCTTCTTCGGTACAGGTGGTTGTGGTGGTTTGTTAGCTTTAATAACTTTACCACCTCTAGCAAAACCTGCTGGTAGAGCATAACCACCTCTCTTTGCCTGTTTTAATCTTCTATTTGTTAAACCTTTATCACTTCTGGTAGCAGGAGTATCAAATGGTACTACGAATGCCCCACCTGATGCCATCTTAGATCCAACCCACTCAGTGCCATGACCAATGAATGATGTTGACTTACCATCTAATGATACAGGATATCCTGACTGTGGACCATGAATCCAACCACCTTTAGCAAACAATCCACCTTTAGCATAACCACCTTCCTTAATATCCTTAGCTGTCATCCCTGCTTCTTTTGCTTCTTCAGCAGATACAGGTCCACCTGACTTATTATAGTCTTCCATCACACCAGCAGGGTAATCATTACCCATCTTCATACCAATTTGAATTGCTACCCTCTGTTTAGGTGACATCTTCTCACCTTCAGTATACCTTTCACCACCATATTTTGTATACCTTTCTTCTGACTTAGTACTTCCACCTCCTTTCTCCATCTCTTTAGCATCTGTACCACCTGTGAAGAGTTTCAACACAGCAGTTAATGCTTTCATTCCAAGGAATAGGGGCCAGAATAGTACCTTGAATCCTATACCAATAATCTTACTGATGATCGGCATATGAGGTTCTACTGCATCAAGAATACCACTTAGGAATGCTCCAAGAGTAGAGAAGAATTCCTCCATTGGTTTCTTTATATCAGCTATAACAGTACCAAAGGTATCACCAATCATCTTAAAGAATCTACTGACTGGTTCTACTATAGGTTGTATCAATCCACCTACTGCATCACCAATCTTACCACCTGCCATACCACCGATAGCACCACCTATGGCACCCATACCTGGTATACCAAGTGCTTTACCTGCCATGTCACCTAGTTTGGCACCCACTGCCTGACCACCAGCAGCACCAGCACCAGTAGCTGCTGCCTCGACATTAGTAGCACCATCACCTTTCGCTGCTAAGAATCCAGCAGCACCAGCACCAAATCCAGCAGTAAGTTTACCTGCTTTAGAACTAAAGAAGTTACCCTTACCAGCTCTTGCCTTCTTAAGTTTAAAGTCTCTAAACTTCTGATCCTTACTCTGTAATCCAAATAGTCTCTGAAGACCTCCTACTATACCTCCTATTACCTTCTTAGCACCCTCAAGCATCAACTTAGGATTCTTGAGTAATGTATATCCAGCAAATATAGGTACCGCACCAGTAAGGAACTTGATTATACCAAAGAATCCCTTCAAACTAATAGGATTCTCTAAGAATTGTACAAGTCCACCCAGTGACATTCCACCGATGAATGAGAATATATTAAATACAAACTTACCTATAGCAGCTAGAGTTAATCCTAACTTAGTAACTGCTTTAGGATTCTTTGATATCCATTCAAATATCTTGAATTTGATCGCATCCATCAACAGACCGAACAATCCAAATATAGCAGCAAACAGACCACCACCTGTCTTCTTAGCTGCTCCTATAGCACCAGATACTATACCTTCCTTCTTAGACTTAGCTTTCTCTGCCTTCTCTTCCTTAGTATTCCTTAGTTGAAACTTCCTTCTCTTCTCTGCTTGCTTATCTTTAAATAATTTTCTCTTTCTATCTTTCTTATCAGTGAGAGCCTCTTGCTTCTGTATCTTATCAGCACTCTTTACCTGACTTCTAATATTATCTCTCCAACTCTCTACTGTATTCTGTGTATTAGCAGCAATACTATTAAGAGTAGATCCTAATGAGTTTATACCAGAAACAATTGACTTAAGTCCAGCTCCAACACTTCTCTCAACAGTTGGTAGTCTCTGAGCAGCAGTTAACGGTGTATATTTCGACTGAACACCAGTGACCCCTTTATAAGAGATCATCTTATACATGGATGCCTTTTTAACTTTAGCAGAAACTTTTGCCATCTATTAACAGGTAAACATTGGGCTTGGTACAGTTGTCACTGCCCGTGATTTAGTACCAACTGCTACATTATTTATTACTGGTACACGAGTCTTTAATACAACTGTCCTAGGTGGTAGAATGATATCCTGAACAGTTGCATCTTTCTCCTTCTTCCAAGCAAACTTTGCATGTTGCTCTTGTTGCTTAGCTACCATTGCTTCTATATTAGGTGTTTCACCACCCTGAGAGAATTCTGGTAACTTCATAGGAGTCAAAAATGGTAGAAGACCACCCTTAGCAAAATCAGATATCCAAGACTCACCTGGTTTAAGACCATGCCTCTTATTAAATGCCTTAATCCTTAGTGTCTGAAGTTCATCACTAATTGCTCGTGCTTTACTATCTTCATATATCTGATATAAAATCTTTGGTTCAATATGATCACCTGCGGTACCCTCAACAAGATCCTGAATCTTAGTTGTAGGTTTAATCAACTTCATTGCCTTCAGTTTCCCAAGGATGTCATCATGATGCTTAAGTAAGATGTGATAATATATGAATCCTAATATCTCATCCATCTCAGTCTCACTTGAGAAGTGAACTAACTCACCATTTTTTATCCTCTGCTCAGTCTTAGTTGTAAACTTAGTCCAAGAATATACAAATGTAGGTGGCTCTATATCTTCAGGACCAGTAACAATCTTCCTTATTTTTCCTCCACCAGCATATCCTGATAGTGGTTTCTTCTTAGCAGGTTTACCACTAACTACAATCATTTCACCACCATCACCAAAGGATTCTACCTTATCCATCTTCACATCCTTACCAGGATCCTTACCTCTTATAATTTTCCATGCAAATCCTATGGGATTCTTCATGAAGGCAAATATATTCTTAGCAGCTTTAATAATAAAACCTATAATACCTCCAATTATTTTAATTACACCACTTAATAACCATGTGATAGGTTTCATTATCCAACCTAACACCTCAAACATCACCTTACCAATCTGACCTAAGAATTTGAATAAGGTACCAAGAAACTCTGTTACACCTGTCTCTCCAGCAACATCCTTTACTAATTGGAATGCCATACCAAAGAATTTCTGAATAGGTTCAAATAGTGGTTTGATTACTGGTAAGAATGTCTTACCTACCCACTCACCTAAGAATCCACCTATAGCATTACCAACTATAGGTCCAAATGGTCCTAAGAATGGTGTCAATAAAGCAGATCCTATCATTCCACCTGCTGCCTGACCAAGACCTGCACCAACTGCTTCAGTCTTATCCTCACCCATAGCAAAACCTGATGCTATACGAGTAAGACCACCAGCTACTGCCAGTCCCTTCTGCATACCACCAGGTTGCATTGCCTTCTTACCAAGATTCTTACCAGTTTGTAGTCTGGTAGGATTATTATTTCTGGTATTAAACTGTTTACCAACCTTCCTTGCTTGATCGTCTCTACCCTGTGCTCTTAACTTCTTCTGCTGTCTCTCTACTGACTTCTTCTGTGCCTTATATTCTTTCTCAGTGTATATCTTACCTGTCTCTGTATCCTTATAACCAAACTTACGCCATTGCTCATTTCTTTCCCATGTCAATTCCTTCATGGAAGTATCTCTAAAGAGATTCTTTACCTTTGTGCCATCACTGAATAGTTTTAATGGGTTTAATAGATACCGCAGGGTCATAAACCCTGTGAATAATTGTAATAATCCTGTTAGAGGTGCAAATGCTTTAGCAATACCTGTCTGACCACCAGCACCAAAGATATTAGTAATACCTTTGGCGTACATATTGACACCAAATCCTAGGATCTTAAAGGCAAACTTACCTATAGCAGCAACTAACTTAAAGACTCTAGCTGCATCCTTTGCTTTCTGTGGATTAGACAGCCATTTAAAGACTGCCATTGTAACAAATATATCAAATATAGGTGATAGGAAGTTACCTATCATCTCAAAGAATCCCAAGGCTTTTTCTTTTGCCTTCTCCTTCATGGGATCTGCTTGCTTCTTCTTCCCAGGTTTCTTCTCTGCCTTATCCTCTTTCTTATTCCTCTGTTCAAACTTGAACATGTTTTTAAAACCTTTAGTCCATTTCTGGAATACATTAAGGTCTTGTTTCTCTTCTGCTACGTCCTCCTTAACCTGTCTATTACTATCTACACGTAACCAATCTCTTTCAAATGTAATGAGTTTCTCTGTCTCTACCTGATTATGACTAATGCTAGTTACTGTTACACCAGTACGATTGATACCCTTCCGAATCTGATTGAAAGTTCCAGAATAGGCACCATCTTCTTTGATGGGTTTGATTTTAACGTAACTCTTAATTGCCATTAGAGAGCCATTTTATTCTCGTCTGCTTTTTGCCTTCTCTCTTCCTCTTGAATATGAGCAATAAGAAGGTTCACGTATACATCACGTTCCCACGGTATCATGTCTTCCAACTCAGTCAGAGAGTATTTGTGATGTTGCATTAATGCGAAGTTAGTCTTGTAGTAATTCTCAAGACTGTCATGCATTAACGCTACTCGAAAAAACTTGCTAGTCCCTCCAGTACAAGATCACTCTCAACTTTTGTCTTAGGGTTAGTTACCTTTAATGTATATGCCAACTTAGGCATGGTCTCAAAGAAATTTTGAATCTTTGCAAACTGCTCTGCATTCAGGTCTTCAAGGAAATCTAATGCTTCCTTCTTAGTGAAAGAGTCATAGACTTCTTCTTTATCAAATACCTGAGCAATACATCCTGCAGCTAATTCAAATACATCCTCTATATTAGGGTTATCAGAAAGATTCTGTTGAATGAATATATCTAATGAAGGATACTTCATTATCACACCAACACTCTCATCTAATTGAATCTTAGAATCATGTCCTTCTGGTATCTGCACATCTACCTGACCAAGAGGTACCTGCACATCAACTTGAGTTTCATCATCATCTGGACAAGTGACTTTAAATTCACTTACCTCACCAACAGCAACAGATCTAATCTTAAGGAAAATATATTCAATCTCAAAAGTAGCGAGATTCTCAACCTTAGTTTTTAAATTGGTACAGTTTTTAATTATAGTCTTCACTGCTTTGACCATCTGCTTGTTGTCTTGCGACTCCATAGCGAGATAGAGTAATTTCTCTTCCTTAACTAGGAATGGTCTATATGATATTTGTGTGCCTGTAACAGGCAGGGTCGCTTCATACTCAGGTATGGCTAACTTAGGTAATGGCATAACGATTGCATTATTATAATTCTATTTAGACACCAAATCCAGCTGCATTTGTCTGTGATCTGTCAATACCAGTGGCAGATAGTCCATCAGATGCAGCATTGACATATCTGTCTGGAGTATTAACTCCCATCATGTCAGAACCAACACCATCAAACCTATATCTCTCATGCTTGAACTTAACACTAAACTTAACTAGGTTAGTAGGTCCATTACTATATGTTGCTCCACCCATGTCATAAGGCCATGCTCCGAAGAATTGCCAAACTGCCATTGATGCATTAAGTCTCTGTCTATAAATTGAATTTGCCTCTGTGAGACCTTCCCAACTAATAGGAGATCCAACTTCCCATTTTGTTACTATAAGATTAGTAGTATACTCTTCATACAGTCCAGATCTATTCTCCATGTCTGGTGCTGCCCAATTCATCCAATGCTCAAAAAATCTACGATGATATTGATATTTGTCTGATATAAAGGTAATATCTAAATCATTATTCTGTTGTATCCTTGCATGTGAATATCCTGCACCTTGCCATGCTTGTGCTACTGGAGTATCTAATATTCTCTTACCAGGTATAGACACTTGATCTGCCATATAATTCATGGCATCAAATGCCCACCTCTTATCCTTGACTACAAATTGAGTATTTGCTGCCATACATGTAGGAATCCATAATTTAACACCATAAAGATTGGATCTGGAAGGTTCTAGTCTTCCTGCCGTGACCCTTTCCTTAAAATCTGCAAAACTATTTGGGTTTGATGAAGTTGAAGGCATGATCTTATTTAAGTTTTGTCCATATAATGCTACTTGGTACTTCCATTGTCCTACCAAGACCTTGAGGTCTAATAACAAACTGTTCAACTGGAAGTGGTGTCATGTCTCGCAACTCTTCTTGAGGTACATTATATGCTCTAGTGACACTAGACATAAAGTATTTATGGTGACAACGCATAGGATATGAAATACCACCTGCTGCCCAGGTATTTGCCATACTTTTCCTACTATTAGGTCTCAAATAGTGCATATTACCACCAGAGAATTGCTTCTTCTGGTAATCAACGTCTGTAATCAACGTCATAGGGAAAGTATCCCAGAATTTCAGATCTGGTGTCTGAGCTGAATAATTGAAGAATATAATATCACCCACAGTAAAACCACCAGTATATTCCTCCAGTCCATACTGGAGTTGCTCTCTATACCATTGTTTAGACTGTTTGACTCCCATTGCTAAGTCTTTTACGTCTGTGAAGATACTCATACGTTTAAATGTTTCTCTGTGAGTATAATGAATGAAAACCCTTTATGTGCACAAAATTGCCTTGCTGCTCTCCATTTAGCACTATTTACATTCCAAGTCTTAACTTCACTCAGAAAGGTCCGAGCCTTCTGCGATTTACGCTTAGGGGGTTTAGTTTGATAAGCTGGTTTGATCTCGATGATCGATTTGGCAATTCCTCCGTTCTTGGTTCTTGCTCTAACATAGAAATCAGGATAATAACGGTGAATCCTGTTATCCAAAGGAGACTTATAAGGTATAATAATTTCTTCACTTCCCCACTCTAAAACGTTGTTATTATTGTCACACCAGTGCATGAACTTCTTTTCCCACAAACTTCTATAAATAACATTAGTGTGATCACCTTTGTACTTATGTTTGTTTGATGGTCGGAATTTTCCTTTATAAGACATGGCAGTAACTGTATTTCCCAGAGCGAAACCTTTAGGAGTCAATTCAGCGAGTAGTAGAGAAACAATCACAGATGGTGCTGCATTCCCAACTGAAGTAATCGATTATCTAAAATTTGAAGTATTCGATCAAAAATCAGATAGATTAAATGACACGATATATCTCTATTTACCCAAGCAACTAACTGAAAAGCATAGTCAAGGGTGGGGTCAAGCAAATCTAGGACCAGCAGGTGAAGCAATGTTAGGAATAGCAGCATCTGCTGCTAATGCTGATACTGGTGGTATTGATACTGATAGTGTTGCTGCTGATATTGAGAAAGCAGCAAAAGCAGCAATGCCACAAATAGGATATAAAGCTGCTTCCAAAGTCATAAATGCTGCTATATCTGCAACTGGTGGTACTGGACAAGTAAGTAGAGAGCAATTAACCTCTATAATTGGTAAAAAGATATTCAACCCATACGCAGAAGCAACATATGAAGGTCAAGGGTCATTTAGAGACCATTCCTGGAATTGGGAAATGGCACCTAAGAGCACCGCTGATGCTAAGGAAATATACAACATTATTCGTAAATTTAGAGGATATTCACTACCTGGTAAAAGTGGACAAAATTGGTTAACAATACCAGAATACTTCAAACTTAGCACTGTTAGATATATTGATAAAGGTGGCGGTAATGAAGAAATCGCTGACCCTGGAAAAGGTGGTCAAGGTGGTATTCTAAGTCAAGTACTACAATTCCCAACAAAGATGGTCTGCACTAACGTTACCATTGGAATGCCTGACTATACATCTCTAAAATCTTCATACGCTGGATCCAGATTTATGGATTTTGGTGCTGTGAAGTATAATCTATCACTATCATTCAAAGAGACTGAATTCCTTACAAAAGAGACTTATGGATTTGATCCAAAAGAGGCAATCCTGGATGATGCGATTAACAGTATCCTAGGTGACTTTCCACCAAACCCACCTTCTGCAAACATAGCATAATGGCATATTTTACTCACTTACCGATTGTTGCAGTAAGGACATCTAGTTACCGTCAAAATAACGTAGATCCTTATACTCTTGCAAGAAACCTCTTCAGAAGGATCAAAATACGTGAAAGTCTGGAAGATGTCATATTGGGATTTGACCAATATACCATTGCAGTCAATGAAAGACCAGATCAAGTGGCATACAAGAAATATGGTAATATGTCATATGACTGGGTTGTATTGTTATGTAACAATATCGTGAATCTATATGAAGAATGGCCCATGGCAGAAGATGAGCTAGAAAGGTATATTGACAATGTATATGATGAAGATGCCGATTCTGTCCATCATTGGGTAACTCAAAGAATCACAGATCAGAAGGGACGCATCCTAGTAAAAGAAGATCGCATAGTGCCCGAAGATTACACTGTTACTAGACCTGATGGAACCTTAGTACCTAAAGATGAGACCGTTAGACCTATTTCAGTCTATGACCACGAAGCTGGTAAAAACGACTATAAACGGAATATTTACCTTTTAAGGAAAGAGTATGTAACTGGGTTTGTTGAAGAATTTACCAGTTTGGTCGGATATCTTCCAAATAGCGAAACTGACGAACAAACAGGAGCTAAGAGATCGATCAATACTACCGAAGAGCAGTTTCAGACCGTTAAACCGACTTATAGCACAAATATCGGTCAAACGAGTTCTATCGAATTTGCTTCAGAAGCAGATTACTCGTCTAAGGAGTTTGACACCTCTGGTGCCACTATTAGCGAAGGTGACGTATTATCAGATGGAAGCACAGTGGCAGTTACGTCTGCTGGCACTGGATCCACGTCAGGATATTAAAAAACCCTACAGACAAAAAAATACCCCCGATTTTTTCGGGGGTTTTGCTTGTTCAGAAATCGAAATAATATACGGGATTTATCGGCACCTTTCCCATGTAATTACATCACGATGCTCATAATATCCTGGGATGTATGTGTTACCATGACCAAGGTATTGACCTGGTACCCAGTATTTCTTAGTGATTACAACCTCACACCTTCTCCGTCTTGGACGGTGGTAGTGACCGTGGTCATAGCTCCAGTCCCTCCAATGAGGATTAGGACGGTGACTATGACCATGATGATAGGACTCCTGAAATGGTTCCCAGAATTCCTTCCATGTTAGTGCTTCTGCTCTCACAGGTGCTGCGAAGAGTAGAAGTGGGAGAAACAGGAGTCTTTTCATTAGTCTTCGTTAGCGAGGGCGGCAAAGTAAGAGAGATCTGGTGATTCACCTGACTCTTCAACTTCTTGTATCTTAGCACCAAACCCTGACTTTGTGGGGGTAGGTGGGTCCGCTTTGACAACTGGACTAGTAAGAGGTGCTAGGTTTTCATCCTCTTCATTGGTTTGTACTACAGGTCTTGCTGACTTGTTAAGCACAATATTCAATCGTGATGATAGATCTTCATAGGATTTGAAATTCTTAAGATCAGTAAACTCTTTAAGAGAATGCTGTGACTTCCAAACCTTCTCAAGTGCATCATCTTCCAATCCACCTAACACAGAGGGTGAGTCAAACTCACTCTTATCATAGTTCCAGTATCCACCAATGGTCTGGATCTTGATCTTAAAGTTAGCACCCTTCCAAAGATCGAAAGGATTGATTGGAGTTTCATCTTCAAACTGTGGCTGCATCGCTGATGCAATCTTGTCATGAATTTTCTTACCATACTTATATAAGAATACTTTACCTTCATTTTCTGGATGAAGTTGATCCTTTACAACATAGATGTTACTGTAGTAAGAAAGCTTACGCTTCTGCTTACGTGCAGTATCTTTGTCTGCATCTAGTCCACTGTTCCACAGTGTCCTATTTAATTCACCTACAGGATCCTTTTGGTTAAGTGTGGTGAGAGAATTCTCGATGTACCAACCACCTGGTCCTTGAAATGCATGACTCCATACCTGTGCCCAAGGGAGATCTTCTCCATCTGGCTCTGGTAGGAAACGAATAACGGCATAACCGTTACCACTCTTATCTACCTCTGGTTTCCAAAGTCTTTCATCTGGACCCCGTCCCTGAGGCTTGGACAGGTTTTCAATCTGTTGTGTAAGCTTAGAAAACTTACCAGACTTGCTCTTTAGGCTTGCAAATGACATTCGTATTTGTCTCCGAAGTTGTATTTTAGTATTGCTACTGGATTATAGTAGCATAGTTATTTAGGCTTGTCAACACCACCCTCTTGCAATTCTCTCCTCCACGTCCGTAGCTTCTCTTCCATCTGATCTAGTACCATAGTGAGGTTGAGTCCACCACTGTACTCAGTGGTCATCATCTCCATCCTACTCTTAATTTCTTTTGCTGAGTCATCATCCTGTAACTCATTTGCTGCTAGTTGTAACCGTGCATAGAATACCTTCTGCTTCGCTACTAACTCCAGAGTCTTCTCGATGTGCTCTAGTCTCTCTTTAGGATTGAATTGCTTAAGTCCAGCAGACATCTTTAAGAGCTCAGTATA